AACTGTCTGCACTATTAATCTATTTTCATAACTCATACCATTTTCTGGCAAGTGTGATTTATTTTTTACACGCCCGTATGATATAGTTTCGGTATTACCTAAACGACGCATAACATCTTCTTGTTGTTTTCGATAAGCATTAAAGTTAATAAAAGCACTGCCCTGATTTTGCACCAAAGTTCCAAAACCTGAGTCTTTAATTATATCAAATCTTACTTTATCCATAGCTTGATAATTAATAGTTAGTGCGACCTCTTTAGCCTCATCAACCCAAAAATCAATCAAAAAAGGATCTTCTAATGGTAAAGATTCGGGATAAACCAAAAGCGAATCTTGATCATACTTAACAATATACAACATTATAAAAGTTAAATTGACAGTTTTACCTGTGCCAAATATAGATGAATATTGCTGAAAGGCGTCTTTTATTTCTCTCGAGTCTTTTTCATAATATAAATAACAATTTCTAAACTCATTATCGGTAATACTGCCCGGTCGAGAACCTGCTTCTTTTAAAGGTAAAGAATCATAAACCTCTTTTGTAATTATATATTTAGAAATATCGAAAACATAAGTCCCAGCCGGATGCCAGAATGAATTAGTAATGTCACTTCTGTGTGGAAGCGTGATCTTTGCCAATGTTTGACCTTTTATTTCGTTTATTTTATATGTAGTTTGATAATAAGCATTCTCATCGTTATCTACAAAGACACCCACATTACTTGTTGGATATAAGTTAGACTCGGTTATTACGCCATCAGATATGTTGTTTTCAATTAAATTAGTCATTCTTTGCGGTGCAAACTCTACATCACCTTTTTCTTCTGTTTGATTAATAAATTGTGGATAAGGATATTCAATACCCAACTCAGATGTATTAACAAAATCTAAATTAAAATTACCGTTTACAAATGTTAAGTATGGCGTTAGATTAGCATTACTTACAAGGTCGCAAATTGCCTCATAAAGAGTCGGTTGATTCCAAACAAACTCTTCCGATATTTCGAGCTCATCTGGATAATTATTGACCCAATTATCATAACCTCTAAATTGTGAGAAATATAAACTCATTAATTTATTTATTTCTTCTTTAACTGTTTTTAACGAACCAGAACCCACACGATGCCTAATTGATATATTTGGTAAAATAATTTTTTGTAGTATAAAAGTTAAAGAAACACCGCTTGCTTCTATTTGCCATCTATCTTTTCTCCCTCTTTTAATTTTAGTTGATGTATTTATAATATATTTTAATTTATCATCAACCCAAATATAACTGCCGGAGCTAAAGCGTTCAAGCACACTTTTATCGTCTACATTAAAGTTAGCAGTAGAAAACTCAATTGAATCAAGTTGCTTATTATGATTTTTTGTTTCTTTAAAAGTTCCGAGTTTAATAGGAACTTTAAATTTAGTTGTGTTATAATCTTTGCTAACTTCTATTTTAAGCACCATAACGCCCTCCTGAAGTAACTATGTTTCCCATTCCTTCACGCATAAATGTGGTTTGTCTATTTGCTATTTTAATGTCTGCTCTTTTGTTAAACTCTTGCATGCTATAATTAGCCGTTATTCCAGCAAAAGCGACAACAGCACCGGCTGGACCAAACGAAGCCCCAGCGATAGCAATACTGCCGATGCTGGACGCTATTTCGACAGCATTGTCTATTTTTTCTTGCATGTAACCTTTGCCTGTAAATTTTGTGTAAGTATTAATGCCAGCCTTAATCCAACTCTTAGCTTGGTTTTTCATAAAATTAACAAGCATAGCTTGACCCGCATCCATTTTGCCAGAAGCTTTTTTATCTTGAGATGCTTTTTGGCTATTTTCATCTTGAATTGGATTATCAGGAGATGTCGGTGTTAAACCTTGTTCATCGCTTGTAATAATAATTTTAATTGGCATTGTTAATCAACCTCCACTTCTTTAAAATAAGCAAACTCTAATCTTGTTTTTGATAACGCACCTCTCGATTTTGTAAAAGAGTGGTTGGTTATAATTGCATCAAAAGTTTCAACCTGCCCAGAAACCCAAGTTATCGTTAAATTAAAAACTGCATCATTAGGGACAGTGCCACGCCTCATTAAAAATAAAGTATTAAAAAATTGATTGACATCAATATAAGTATCTACAATCAATGTTAAAACCGCTCCAGAAGCATCAGCACTATTTAAACTTGTGTTAACTTGAGCTTGATCTATTACATTTGTAAAACTAAATGCTGAGTCGATTATATCTATTTCAACCGGTTTATCAAACTCGCTTTTATTAATCTCTAATTTTTTAATATCATCGGTGTTGCTTGTTTGAACTATCGTTCCCATTATACTTACAACGCCTTGATAATTGTTACCTATTTCATCGAAAAACTGCTGTAAGGTTGGTGTCATAAGCATAAAATAATAGCTGTTAACTCCCTCCACATAGCTTTGGTCTGAAACCGTGCTTACAAATGCTCCCCAAACGTTAAAAGCCTCTAAAATGTCCTCAGAGGTAACTAAAATAGAGATAGGAATAATTACTCCTTTTTTATAGCGATTACCTTGCTGGAGCCTCAAAACTACATTATCTTTGCCTTTTTCAAAATTATAATTTAACTCAGAGTTTATTTTAAACTTATAGTCAGCATTTATAGAATTTATTTCATCTTTAATAAACCTTATAATATCCATTTTTACACTCCTTTAATACAATCCGTAATTAGCATTACTTATAACTATATTTCGTGTCTCTGCTATTTGACGCTCCACCCAAAATCTATGCGGTGACTTTGAACTATAATTAACATCTTTTGCATAATCTCTATCGCTATCGCTTGGATTAACCATTTTACCTGTTTTTCTTGATAACCCACTTCTTGTTCTCATTGGTGCAGATATAGAAATTGTCGCTTTTTTTTGTGACTCCATTCCAAACACAATGTTTGCTAACATGTTCCCAGTGTCGATTGGAGTTTTAGATCTAAGCCTGTTAAATAATATTGCTTGAAATTGAAATATCATTATTATCCCCACTTCCTGATATGAATATTATTCCCAACCCAAGTCGCAAAACTACTATAACCTGATCTATCTACTTCATCAATTAAAAAAACGAGCCACTTCTCATTATTATATATAATAAAATCATCCGGTTCTAAGTCTTTTACATGGTCTCTTGTGTAAAGAATCATTGTTTCTCTTTTGGTTTTATGACCTGAAGATGTAATGTAATTCTCTTTTTTAGAATTAGGTTGTCTTATACCACGAAACAATCCTTTAACTTTCAAAGTCGGAATTAACTTAGTATCTTCATTTAAATACTTATGATCATAATATTTTATTCTCATGCTCCCTACTTTTGTTGGAGCGTTGATATTTATAGCCATTTAACTCACTCCTTCGTTAATAAAGATATGTTCCTCTTCTGTTTATAGGCTGAATATTTGTTAAACCTAAAGATCGAAAGATTTGTTTTGCTCTTGGAGCTAAATTTTTAATATTAGGATAAATATTTACCATCTCGGCGATTTTCATCTTGTCGCCAGACGATAATAAATAATCTACTTGATGGCACAGTGCCTTTTTATAACGTTTAACAATATTAGAATCGTTAATTGAAGCTTTTATAAATAAGTGTTCATCAAAGAAGAAGTTTGCTCTTAAATAATCCCAAACATCCTCTGACACATTTCTTAAAAATCGTGCTGAACCACCCGTGCCATCATCACTTTCTCCACCCATAAAACTTAATTCTAAGTTTATACCACTGTGCTCAAAATAATCATCTCTTGTTAAAATTATAGCATTATTAATCATTTGTTTTTATACCTCCGAAGTGTTTTTCTATTATACTGCTGTTATTAAATATAATATCATCTTCTTTTACTGACTCGGTTTCTTCAATTTCTATCGTTGTTTTTTTATAATCATCAACATTAGCATTAAACTCGTCCAATAAATCTGTTTGTCCTATATATCTCAAAGCTAAAACATTATTTACATAATCATTGCCCTGAATTATCGCACCAGCCCACGCCACCAACACACCGAACGCATTTATTAAAGCCGAAACCCAACCAGCCCAACTAAATGTCAAACCACCAACTAATAAAAATGCAAATGTTGTTAAAGCCCTTGTAATCATTTTCCCTCTAACAAAACTCTTCTCAGCTGTTTTTTCATCTGGTGGCAAATGCGAATAAGTCATTTTTGTTGAGAAATTAGACTCTTGTGTTAAATCTTGGCTATAAATCTTTTTAATTTTAATCTTTTTAAGTAGTTTTAAACTTTTCTTTTGATAATCTTTAACAAGTCTTTTTTCATCGAAGTTTTCTTCGTCATATATAGGCTTAAAGAATTTATACCACACTCTTTTTTTGATTGGTTTTTTTAATAAATAATAACCTTGTTGGTATAAGTCCCAATCCAAATCAGCACCCTCAACTATCTCTTGTTTTTTAGTTAATAATATCTCCTTGTTCTTTTCTTTTGTAAACTTTGGCAAAAACTTAAAATTAGGTCGAGCTTTGTTTTTAGCAACTTGATAAGCACTAACGATTTCTTTAAAGGAATCATTTTCTTTAGCATCATTTTTAGACGCTCGATAAGTAAGTGTTGCTACAAAAACAACAATTATAAAAATTATACCCCACATAATCCAAAAGTAAGCATCGCCAACTTTATCTCGAAATCCTAAACCACCATCGACTTCTTCTAACATTGATGCGAAGAAAGCTACTCCCATCCCAGTTGCACCAATTAAGATTCCTAAAATTTGTGATAAACTTTGTTTTAATCCTGATTGAAAGGCATATATTTTAGTATCTAATTTTTGGTTGCGTTTTTCCATTTTGAAAACTCCTCACTAATTGGTATTTTTTCAGATCCCACAAGTAAATAATGTGTATAACCTAATACACGAAAACCAAAAGATCTTGCATTGTATTTGTGTATTTTCATCCCATCAAGTTTTTTAAACTCACGAACTGCTGAGCTATTTAGTTTTAACTTCTCGCCATTTGGCAATTTTTGATGTATAAACTTCTTGAAGTCAAATACTAACTCTTTTTTCATTTTCAAAGCCTCCTTATAATTTAATTATAACATATATAAATGCCTTTTATATATTTATAAAAAACAAAAAAGACATCTCAAGAGTGAAATGTCTTTCCTGCAATTAAAAAGGGAATGAATAAAAATGAATATATTAACCCACTATGGCACCTGCTGCTTCTGGATAGAAACTCGCAAAACCGAAAAGTGTGTCAACTGATAACTTTTGCGTCTTTAAACCTTGATCGTAGCCATAAAATACTCTGACTGAGATTCCTTCATATTCTGCAATAGCTGATGAAACATTATTTAATGGATTATCTAATGGAACATTAACTAATCCAAATGCAATATCGCTAAAACCTAATGAGACATCTTTAGTTGATAAGCTAATATCAATCTTAGTTTCATTAGCTCCTGGCGTTCCTGTTACATAAACACCATTTAATAAGTCATCTACATCTTCTTGGTCTACTTTTAAATCTGCAATAGCACCGCTTGTTGCGGTTGCATCATCAGTAACTAAAATTGGTTTCCCATCGATAATTATTAAATCTCCCGCTTTAATAGTGCCTGTAGCCGGTGTGACGTTTGCTAATGCTAATGTTTTAGCACCTGGAGTTCCTGAAACTGTAATTTTTCCAACAGCTGTTGTCGTTCCGCCACCCGTTCCAACCGGATTATAAGAACTCTCTAAAGTATTAAAACCATAAACTTTTCCAAGCAAAGCATCTCTTAGAGTTACTGAGCTGCCAGCATAATTGACTTTTGATAAATTATCAGTTAAAGCATATCTCGCTTTATGCGTTGGAGAAACAATTAAACTTCGACCATCTTTTGGTGCTTTTGCTAAGTCTAATTTTACACCTAAATCTACAACATCCTTTAAGTTAGTCGGCGATTCAGTTCCTTTGATAATGTTATCTTCGTCGATTGATTGGAATATTTTTCCTGAAACATACTGATCAATCCCAACTGCTAAACCTCTCCCGATTGGTGCTAAAACTTGATTCTGGAAGTCGTTAACTTCCAACGTCATCTCTTTTGAACTAATTGGAACTGTAATGTCCCCAATAATATCCAGTGTAACTGGAATGCTTGTTTCATTTAAGTTCTGCTCAATTAAACTCCCACCATAACGTTTCATTTTGAAAACGCTCGGTCTTTTAACGTTTACTGTGTCTCCAGCTTTTGCCGAAGCAATCTGATTAGATAACTCCGCTTTATAAACTAAGTCACGATAAACTAAACTTCCAAGCAAATGCTCCAAAACAAAGTTAGCGATTAATTGAGGTGTAATAATTTTATTTGCCATTTTTAATAGCCTCCTATTTTTTTTATTTTTGGTCGCAATTTATCTAAGATTGCTGGAGGTTAAGATAATTAAATCTTGCCTTCTTTTCTGAGTTTCATAAATTCATCTGTTGATAATTCATTCAGATCAATTTCTTGACCGCCACCTTTGCCATCTAAACTTGCACCTGTAGTAGCTCCTTTAGATTCAAAGTATTCAACAGTTAATTTATGATTCTCTTTTACAAACTCAGCGAGTTCTTGTTCGCCGTCCCATTTAACCAATGCTACATCGATGAAATCTGGATCGACGCCTGCCTCTTTTAGTTTGTTGACTTTTTCCGCTTTAATTTGTTCGGCATGAAACGAATCATTTTCAGCCTTTAGCGTGGCATTCTCACTTTCTAATGTTTCAAGTTTAGTTTGAATGTCATTTAAATCTGCATCACTCTCAACGCCGAGCATTTTGTAAATCTTTGCCCTTTCCTGAGCTAACCTACTGCCAATGATTCCATTCAATTCATCTTGGTTGTAAAGTTTCTCTTGTGGTGCTGGAGTTCCACCCCCATTTTCACTGTCTTGTGAGTAAAATTTAGGAATGTTGAATAATAAATTGTCCATAACAGCCTCCTTATAGTTGTTAAGTTGCGACAGTTTTACCTGCCGTTACTTATATTATAACACATAAAAAAAGCAATAGATGAATTTATATCGCTTTTTTATAAAATATTTAATTAACTGTGTTTATTTTTTAGCAATTACCTCCCTTAACAAAGTTATATCAATGTGCTTTTCTAAGTTTTCTATAATCGACAAAAGTCGGTTATCTCTTCTGTCTATAAAAATATTACCATCAGCAGTCCTTTTAATAGCTCTAACATCTTCATCTGACAAGACATCAAAGCTATTTGCTACTAAATCCTCGTCAGTCCCTATAAAAACATAGTTATTTATACTCATACTTTATTACCTTGCAGTGCATAAACCTTTTTTATCACTAACCGAGCATAAGTTATATTTTGTGCGTAAGTATATGGTCCGAACTCGGTGTCTTTAAAATCTTCAGTGAAATCTAATCGGTATTTGAACGTTTTATATTTTTTACTTAAATTACTCACACCAGACAATACACCATGATATTTTTTGGCTAAACCATTATTAATTCTCTCTTTCATTATAAATCCTCCTCCTAATAGTTCTGTTTAAATTCTATATAAACTTTATTGTCTTTGTCTCTGTTTTCATTACAACCAATACAATAATAAGTTTTTGCCATGTTTCTTTTAGCTCTTTCTGACATTCTGCTTTTATAATAAACATTTTTACAAATTGGACACTCGCCTGAATATTTATATTGGATCCCTTTCTCAAATTCGATGGTAATATTTGAATTAGCTGTGCGTTCAGGTCTTTGTCCTAAGCCTCGCATAATCCTTTGCCAATTCTTACCATGATCGCTGTCTCCTGTTTCAATAAACTCTATCCCATGTGCTACTTCATGCAGCAACACTTCTTTAACAGATTCAACGCTTTTGTTAATCATATATATCGATAGTTCAATTGAGGCGTTTTTTGTTCGATGATTAACAACACATCTTCCAATCCTGAATTTTGTGTCTTTGAAAACAAACCTCCATTTAAATTTGTTTTCTGGATGATCGTTTAAATGTTCATCTATAAAACTGTATGCCATATTTCTAATTCCGGCTTTATCCATTTCTTTCATTCCTCCCTTTTTATTTTTTTTTTTGGTGATGCGGTTAAAATATGCTTTAACTATACCATCTCTTGGCATTTTGCACCTCTACATGACACTTTCTTAAAAATGCTGAGTATCTTGCATAACCATATCCTTCTGATTGAACTAATATTCCATAGTCTACATCTTTAGCCGTAACATAAATTGCATGCCAGACATCGTTGCTATCAACATACATGATGTCCTTGTGTGCATTGATGAATTCATAATCACCCAGCATATCATCTAAAAACTTATTAAATTCTTTAATTGGTAGTTCAACTACTGTTTCAATTACAAAATCATCTTCTGGGATAATTTGTTCTTTGAATGCTTTTCTTTCAAATTTAACCTTCATAACTTTTTCAATCTTTCTTTTGTCAGTCATTTTAATTCCTCCCTTTTTTATCTTCACATTAATATTACCATTATGTTTTTAGTAAGTCAATACTTTTATTAAAAGAATTTTATATTTATATAATAAATGTATAGTATGTATAATGACTTTTAGATGTTTTAATTTTTAATCGCATAACTAAGGCGTAATGTATAGTATGTATAATATGTAGCGATTTTGAGAACTTATATAATAACGTCTTAATATATAATAAGTTATACACAACTATACATACTATACATCTTATTATAGTTATATATATATATTATATATTATATATATATAAAAAGTATAAATAACTATACATAAACTATACATAAACTATACATAAACTATACACTAATTATTATTTAAATATAAAAAAAAATAAAAAAGAGGACTATTCATCCTCTTCATTTTCGGTGTCTTTTAAATATCTTTTATACGAGTTAACGCATTTAGAGACTGCTTTGCCTGCATTTGTTAGTTTTATCTCCCAGTCTTTATCTATAAAAAACCACTCTGCATGTGTCATAAAAAAGTATTTTTTCTTGTTCATAACTTACTCCTCATTAATAAATCTATTTGATTAAAAACTGTCTCGCCGATTTTTTTTGCACTAACACCCACGACATCATAAACGGCATTTGCATCAATAAATAGCTTGTCATCTTTTTGCCGAATCTGGTTGCGAGCTTTTGGAGGTATGATTACTTGTAGCAAAACATCATCAGCATCTTCGAGCTTTAGATTATCAATAAAAACATTAGATTCGACCGGATCATTAATAATAATAGTTGTGTCATCGTTGTCATAAATAGATGCCACATCATTATAGTTAGTTTTAATATATGTTACTATACCAGCATTATTATCTATATCCGCCTTTAAAGTGTTTTTAACTGTTGTTAGATAACTCGTTTGTTTGCCTTTTGTGGCGATTAGATTTTGGCTGTCGAGTATTAAGTCGGCTTCTATGTCAAAACGTGCTCTGATTGGCTTTGTGTTGTATGCAACGCCTAAATCACGCCTTAGATAATATGGATTCTCCCGCCTGTAATCTCTTTTTAGTGTTTTGTTGCTATTTGTTAGCTTTCGCATATTTGCTTGCCCACGCCTTACTTGATGTTTAGCCATGTTAATTTTGTTTAAAACTTCGACATCTTGTGTTTTTTTATAGTTCTTCTCTAATATATTTATGTTGCGTTTGGCTCTTCTTATACTTAACTCGATTTTTCTTTGTTTTTGGCTATCTTTATAATTGCGATTTACTTGTGATTTTGTGAAGTTGCCCATATCGGCACCTTGTTCTTTTAATACTTTATTTAATGGCTTTTTAATAACATCTTCTATCGACACAGGTATTAAACGATGCCGACAGTTCGGTCTGGTCGTTAAATATGGACTATCATGCGTTACCGCCTCAACCGAAGCCTCACAGAGCCTAACACCACGCATAATATCTTTATAATGTGGATTTTCTTTACTAATTGTTCTTAAAACTGTCTCTGAATAATAAAATTTGCCCTGATAATCTAAATGGTCGTTAGCACAGTCGCTATAAGTGTCACTTAAATAAAATAGTTGTTGTGTAAGATTGCCGAACTCTTGTTGTTGCTCTAAAAGTTGGTGCTGGACTCTTGTTCTTGTTGCCATTTCGACATAAGACTTATAATTCATTTTCCTGCCACCTTTATAAGCTATTTTTTGATTACTATCCAACTGATCACCTGTAATCCTAAAAAGATATTTTTTAATAGCATCATTACTGTCGATTTTAACTAATCTTTTAGCTTCCCTTAAAGATTGATTAAATATTTTTTTTGTCTGCTTTGATATTTCTTGGTTTATTCTTGGTAATCCAGATAAAGCCTTTTGATATAAATCGGCTGTATTTTGCTCCATTTCTTTAAAAGCTTCTTCAAGCGATGCTGCTTTAACATTTCTTTGTTTTGTGATAATCTCGGCATAGTAGTCGGCTATCGTGTTCTCAACTGCCTCTGCTACTTCGGCTGTTTTGACTCCAATCTCCCTACTTTCCTTAATAACATCCTTTTTTACACTTCTCACTCATTATCGCCTCCTGTATTTGCCCTGTGTGGCGTTTTTATTTTTATTTCGGACATACTATCGACGGTTTTTTACTCATAATCGCCATCATCTACATAATCAAAGCCATCATCAAACTCGCCATCATCGATATTTAAAGGATCGCTGTTGATATATTCGGTTAGTTTGTTAATGTCTGGCTTTATAGGCATGCCATCATCTTTATAGATAATCTCGATTGCCATTTCAGGCGTTATTAATTTAGAGTGTAACAATGGTGCTAATGTTTGTGCTCTTTTATACCAGTCGAGATATTGGAACTTTGCTTTAGCTGTATCTGAGTCCATTGCTTTCCATTTTTCGGCGTATTCAACATAAGTCATTAAACCAGATTCAACTTGTGTTAAATCATTTTTTTTCATTGCATCTTTATCTTCAATAATTGAGTCATCAAATAAAATATCAATATCACTTGGATCGTATTCGCCAATTTTGAATTCGCAGAACTTGTTAGAATAAGAACAAACTGCATCAACAAAAGCAATCATCTCATCTCTTATAAGAATCTCATGTTTCTTTAAATTTCTAAATAAATCAGAGTTCTCCATAATAACTTGAGTAGCTGTCGCAACGCCACGTGCATCAAATTTGAAATAACCATACCCAAGCCCAACTTTATGCGACAATAAACTTAAAACAGTGTTTATAGCTTGAATAAACTGTTCAGTTCGCAATTCTCCGCTTTCATCTTTTACTGTTGCCTTTCCATCGTCTGGCTCGCCTAAATTATAAAAAACGGTGTCTAAAGGATCAAATGGTTCAGTGTTAACCGAGACACCTGATTGATCTCTGACGACTTTCATTGCATCTACTGATAAAAATAATCTTTTTCGCCCACCGACAAACTCAAAATCAAAGTTATCATATTTGGTATCAAGCGACTTTAAAACATCGATGCTGTTGGCATAAACTGACATGCCAAAATTCGTGTGTCCATCTTCCATGTTATTAATAATATTAGGTCTAATAAACATAAATAATCTTTGTTTTAAGCCGGTATTTAAAATGTGTCTATTTTCTAAAACTTCTTTATCTTTGACATAAGTTCGATTGTGAATTACATAATTACCATTTTCATCTTTCATGTGGATGCTTAAAATTAACTTTTCACCCTCAACTCTATAAAATGCTGCCTCAGTAACTTCATCGTTTTCAACTGTTAATGGCACTATGTTTTCAGCACCTACTGTTACAAAACTCATAACGCCGTTTATTATCTCGCCCACAACCGCCGATTGCGTGAGTGCAAAACCAATCTCAACAGCTCGATTTGCCTTGCTCCAAAACTTAGTTTTTTTAAACAATACATCTAAGTTTTCTTTTGCCTTATCTTTTAAGACCACATCACAAGCCTCGTTAATTAATAGGTCAGCCCAACTTTCACAGACCTTTTTTGCCATTTGTAACGACTTCTTTTTAAGCGATATATAGTCGTTACCGTTATAAATCCGATAATTATGGAAGTCCTGAACAAAACCTCTATACCACGATTTATAAGTTTTAATTGCCACCATATTCGCACCATAAATATCGCCTTTGTAAACTTCTTTAATCTTATTGTTTATTTTACTCATAATATACTATACCTCCCACTTTATACTTTTATTATACCACTTCATATTTTAGTAGCGAAACAATCCTCATAAATCTTTTCATATCCTCTTCATACGAATACTCCATAGCGTCTAAAAAATCGATCCATCTTGCTGTTGTTTTATCATCTAATCTTGTGTCAGGTTGCTTATCGCTCCATATCGCATTATCTAATGCATCTATAACATTATTAGCTCTTCGCCTTACCCAAAAATGATTCAAGTCTATCATTGAGTTTGTAAATTTTATTCTCCCGAATATAGCACCTTTTTTGGCGTTTTTAATACTGCTGTGCTGTGCGTAATCTCGTAAGCTTCTAATTAAAACTTGTTCTGCACTATCTGCTCTTGTAGTCATCCAAAGTTTAAACTCGTTATAAATCTTGGCTTCAAACTCCTGATAAGCTTTGCCTAAGTCGTGTGTATTATAATCTCCATCTAATCTGTAATCATCTAAAATCACAAGCTCCCTGAACCCATTAAAACAACCATAAGCTACAAAAGCAGTTGCTGATTCAGTGCCACCAAAGTCGACACCCAATCTAACGAAGTCCAATTTCCAATCTTCTGGTATCTCATCAAAAATAAACTTTTCTTTATTGTCAACAAAAGTTCTATATATAATACCTTCTGCTTTTGTCCATTTACCTAAAACATAACGATCATAGAACACACCTGTATATTGCCTTTTGTATCTATTCTTCACTCGTTCCGACAAAGAAGGATTATCATCCATTACAAAGTGCTTGTAATAAGCATTTAAACCTTTAGCATTATCTATGAAGTCCTTTTTATACCAGTGATTAGGATCTTCAGGATTCGAGCTAAATAATATTAGTGCGTCTTCTAATGAGCATCTTGCCATAACCTGATCCACAAAACTACGTGGCATTAAAGTAACCTCATCTAAAAAAGCACCACCCATAGTGCCTCCCTGAACGACGTCTTGAGATTTTTCATTATTACCACCGAAAATATAAAAGTAGTTAGTAACATCACCTCTATTAATCTCCATGTAACCTTTATTTGCTGTATATTTAATATTAAAATTGTTCCGCATATATTGAATACGCCTGAGTGGTCTTATTAAATTACGATTAGCGGCACCGACTGTTTTACCGGCTATAATTAAGTCGGTCTCGTTATAAGTCGACATCGCCCATAAAACAAAAGCGATTAAAAGTATCATGGTTTTGCCACTTCTAATCGCACCATCAGCAAAAATCATATCATATTCGCCTTTGAACACTTCTAATAATATATCATTTTGTTTTTTTGAAAAACCAACCTGCTTATTCTTCATCATCATCATCAAAGTCGTCGTCATCTATTTCGCCTAAAGTTCTCTTGATGGCAAGTGTTAATGGATCAGCATTTTCATCTCCGCTAATGCTCACGCTTTGCTGGTCTCTTTGACCTAAATATTGTTTGCCTAACCATATCGCCATCGTGGAGCTTCTTTTACTTTGATTAAACTGATAACGACGCAAACTCATGCGACCTGAAGCACTATATCTTTTAAATATAGTCGCAAATGTCTCGCCATTATAATTTTCTTTAACCCACCTTAAAAGCGTATCACCAGAAACTTCAAACACTCCAGCAATCTCTTCTTTGGTGCATTGAATAGCACACATATTTTCAAATTGTTTTTTTGTTCTTTCGTCATTAGGCAGCATCCTATAACCTGTTTTTGCCATATACGATCACCTTCTTTTTAATTTAACTTGATAGCTTTCTCGCCTGTGAATGTTTCCCACCTATTTATTATAACATCTACATATCTCGGATCTAACTCTATCATGTAATTTATGCGATTGTTTTGTTCGCAAGCGATTAAAGTAGTCCCGCTCCCGCCAAAAACGTCAAGGACTATTTCTTCTTGTTTAGAACTATTTTTTATTAAATAATCAAATAAAGGCACTGGTTTCATAGTTGGATGTTCTGCACTTCGGTGTGGTCTATCAAACTCCAGCACCGTTGTTTGTCTTCTGTCTGAGTTCCACAAATGTGCTGCACCTTCTTTCCAACCATAAAGACAAGGCTCATGTTTCCAATGATAATCTTGTCTTCCCATTACTAACGAGTTTTTATTCCAAATCAAGCACTGTCTTACTTGCCAATCTATATCATTGCATGCACCTCTAACATTAAAACCCTCTGAATCAGCATGCCAGATATAAAACACAGCTCCATTTTTCATAACTTCGTTTGCGTTGCTAAACGAGTCAATTAAAAACTGTTTGTATGTTTCATCATCTTTTTTATCGTTTTCTATTTTAAGAGCATCTTTTGTTTTGCCTGTATAGTCGACGTTGTAAGGCGGATCGGTTAAAAATAAATCTGCTAATTTTCCATCCATTAAAGTTTTTAAATCATCCGGATTAGTAGCATCACCACACAGCAATCTATGTCTCCCTAATTGATAAACATCGCCAAGTTTACTTTTAGGTTCTTCAGGAACCACTACATCATAATCATCATCTACGACTACGATATCATCGTCATCAATTTCAAAATCAAAACCAAATAACTCCATATCAAAGTCATCGTCTAACTCCTCTAATTCGCCTAATAGCAAATCAAAATCCCAATCAGCCATCTCATGCGTTTTGTTATCGGCTAATCTAAATGCTTTTATTTGTTCTGGCGTCAAATCATCAGCGACAATGCACGGAACTTCCTTTAAATTTAATAATTTACTTGCTTTTAATCTGGTATGTCCAGCGACAATAACATTATTTTTATCAACTATAATAGGAACTTTAAAACCGAACTCTTTTATAGAGTTTTTAACGAACTCAACCGCTTCATCGTTTAAGCGAGGATTATTTTCATATTCCTTTAAATCTTTAATATTAATATTTATAATTTTCATTTTTTTTCCTTTCGTTTAGCGATAATAAATACCTCGCCATAATTTATCATATAGTTTCAAATTTTCTTTAACGCTTGTAAACTTAAAACCAGCACTTTCAAAATAAGGCTTTGCTTCAGTTTTAACATCACAAAACACTATATCGTCATTTTTAATGATATTTTTAACAACTGATTTTATTAACATTTTGCCATATTTTAAGTTATTATCTAATACAAATGGATTATAAAGTTTTACAGAACCAATCAGTTGTTTATTTCGTGAAACACCAACCATACCAACAACACGCTTATCTTTATCTTTTAAAGCGTAGATAATCTTTTCGTTGGTAAAGAACTCTCTATGTTCTACTTTATGCGTCTTAATTACATTATTAACTTCTTTATTTGTAATCTTTTCTATAAAAAACATTAACTATCACCTCTCACTATCTTTATTATAACATATAAAAAAATGGAATATATAATTTAATATACACTCCATTTTTATAGTTACTAATTTTTAATTAGTATAACCCAAACCAATAAAGTGGATTATTTTTGGCGTAATCTTTAATTTTCTCAAAACTCTCAACTAATGAAAAACTGCCATCAGCACTTCTGATAATTATTTCTTCATCGCCTATTATCGAATAAGCATGGAGTTCAATTTCGGTTAAATTATGCTCATAAACAAGTTCTTGTGCTTTTTCTTGTAAATAAACAGGCACGCTGTAATCGGCTTTTGATGCATCTTTTCCAAAGAATGCACCACCGCCTTGTCTAAATAGACCTAAGCTATTATCACAAGCCAACTTTCTGCCTGTCACACCACTATCAGCAAAGCCACCACACTTGTTCCAATTTCCCTTAGGATTAATAAATAATTGATTTTCTTTTATATCAAAAAACTCATTTAATAATTCAAAAACAAAGCTCCTGAATTCAACTTTTTTACAACTTTTATAACTTGCTATATTAAGTGTAAAATCTTTTATTGTGTAGTTTTTGATATCAAAATTAGCGATAAATTTACCGTCTGTGCGATAATTAAACTTTAAGGCATTGATTGATATATGATCAGCAATCTCCTTTAATTTTCTAATTATAGGCGTCCAACGTCTATGATGACCGGCAATAAATATACCGTTATCTCCCGCACCAGAACTGCCAACGACATTTTTAATCTCTGCACTTTGCTCATTGAGGTGTATTTCTACACTAATCGGCTCATTATAGCCTAACTCTAACAATTTTTTTTTAACTATCTCCAATACTTCGGTATCGTGAATAGCCTTTTTATAATTACTCACTTCTCCGCCTATAAATATCTTACCATTAAACCAAGCGACCTCAATAGCTGTTCGCTCATTAAATATATCATGCCTGCTTAATGTATCGGCTATGATATCACACACTTTGTCGGGATGACCCCTTAATACTAATTCAAAACTCTTCATAATAACATCTTTTCCTTTCTATTTTTTTTATTTATAAATTTAAAATCATTATACATTAAATAATAAGTCTTCCATAGTCGGGATATATTCACCTTTGCCATTAAAGTATATATTTTCTACCTTTACATCACCAGCACCACCTGCTAATAACGAGCGTTTTAATTCAAAGTTTAAAGGTTTGATATCACTTGGTGCTTTATAACTACTTACATAAACTGTATATGGTGTTGTTCTAAACCACTCCCAAAACTCATCATGGTTAAAACCATCTATCATATACTCGGCTGTGTCTTCGTATGGTGGATCACAATAGATAACACTATCTTTTAATACATCATGTGGTATTGTATTAATAAATTCTAACCAGTGTTTGTTTTCTAATCTTTCTAAGTTTTTCACTCTTTCTAATCTTTCTAAGTTTTGCACTCTTTCTAATCTTGTTAAATTCTCAGTTTGATACCTCCCCTTTACTTCTCTAACATAAGGCATTATTTCAATCCTTTTATTTTTATAACTCTTATAATCTATTTCTTTCAAGTCATTAGGTATTAAATCATAAATAGTTTTTGTTATTTTATCATACTTATTAAACACTATCATATCATGCATAGACTTTTTTTCTTGCTCTATGTCTTGTCCGAACATATAGCCTTGCTGGTTATTCCCAAAACTCCAAATAGTCGAAACATAACCGACATACCAATCATCATATTTATCTGGATTGTTTATTACATCAAAAAATGTTTCTCTTGTAATAAAATCATAAACACTATCTGGCAGTCCTTTCAAGGTTTGTTCTATTAAAGCAACCACATATCTATTTTTGTCGTTTGCTAAAACTTTCATGTTTGTTTTTTCTAATACATAATGACTAACTGCAAAACCACCACAAAACACATCAATAAAATATTTATTGTCATAATATCTTTGTAGTA